CGGTGACCCCGGCGGCCGTCGTCACCCGCGCTGATGGCACCACCGCTACGGCGCCATCCGCTGCCGTCGTCGGCACCCATGTGGCCGTCACGCTCACGGCGGCCAACCACCTCGACCAGCTCGACCAGCTCGATGTGACGATCACCGCCACCGTCGGTGGTGCACCACAGGTCGTCGGGTTCCGGGTCGACGCGGTCGGAACCGACTACATGACCCTCGCCCGGCTCCGCCGCGAACCGGGGCTGTCCGACGTCGGCAGGTTCCCCGACTGGCTGCTCATGGAACACCGCGACGGGATGGCCGAGTACGTCGAGCGGTACTGCCGGCAGTCGTTCGTGCCCCAGTTCGTCATTGAGTCGCACTGGGGCAAGGGTGGCACCTGTCTGCCCGCTTTCCATTCTCCCGTGTCCGCCGTTCGTGCCGCCACGATCGATGGTGAAGCGGTCGACGTTGCCGACATCGACATCATCGCGGGGACCGTCCTCCATCTCGACGCGGGGTGGACCGCCGGCAAGCCGATCGTCGTCGAGGTCGAACACGGCGACCCGTTCCCCCCCGCCAAGATCGTCACCGCCATGGTGCGCGCTGTCCGGCGGGACCTCCTCGGCCGGGGCGCTCAGGCGCCGTCTGACATGCTGTGGGAGACCGTCGACGGCAACACTGTCCGCTACTCCACCCCCGACTACGACGCCGGTCGACCCACCGGAGTCCTCGAGTTGGATGCCGTGCTCAACGGCTACCGGGCCATCCCCGGGATCGCCTGATGGCTGTCGCCACCCGACTCTCCCGGTCAGCGATCAAGTCTCGGCTGCGTGACGTGCTGGAGGGCGCCTCGGGGCTCGCCGGGGTGACCGTCACCTACTCCGCACCTACCGAGCCGATGGTCGGGGCGAACGTGTTCCTCTCCGACGTGCGCGGTGTGCTCACCGTGGCGAACCAGCGCGCCGGGTCGCTCGCCTATGACGACGTGTGCACCGTCGATGTCGTCGCCGCAGCGTGGAACCCGGGCGACCCCGACCACGAGCAGTCCGACATCGACGTCGAGGATCTCGTGGAAGCGATCCGAGTGGAGCTCGCCGCTCATCCGTTCCTCGACGACCTGGACGGCAACCCGTTGCCGGGGGTCGTCCATGCCGTGCTGTCCGACCTGGACGGCCCGACACCGTGGCGCACCTCTGAGGGGTGCGGTTCCGCGATGCGTCTGTCGGTCGAGGTTCACACCCGCATCACCTGACCCCCCCCAGGAGATCCCATGTCCAAGCGCCTGACGTATGTCGGCCCGTTCGACGCGGTCGTGATCGAGGTCGCACCGCAGCTCACCGCGACTGTCGCCCACGGCGAAGAGGTCGAGGTGTCCGACCAGCTCGGCGAGTCGTTGCTCGACCAGCCGGACAACTGGCAGCCGGCGAAAGCCGCGAAGCCTGCCGCCGCCAAGGAGGCGTGACCCATGCCCATCGTCAGCCAGCTCGGGGTGAAGGACGAGGTGACCTACGGGACCGCGGTCACGGTGGACCGGTTCTTCGAGTACTCGTCGGAGTCGATCAAGCTCGACACCGGCCGAGCCGTGTCCGAGGGCCTGCGCTCCGGGCAGCGCGTCGCCCGTACCGACAGGTTCGTGCCCTACATCCTCGGCGCTTCCGGTGGCATCAAGCTGGAGCCGGCGTCGAAGGGGTTCGGTTGGTGGCTCAAGCACATGCTCGGTGCCGTCGCGACGGCCGGGCCGACCGACTCGGCCTACACGCACACGGGCACCGTGGGCGACTTGTGGGGCGACAGCTTCACCATGCAGGTGAATCGTCCGCTCGGCCCGGCCGGGTCAACGGATCAGGCGTTCACGTGGGAGGGCGGCAAGGTCGTCTCGTGGACCTTGTCGTGCGAGAAGGAGGGGCTGCTCGCATTCGAGGCTGAGCTGATCTTCGAGGACCAGTCGACCGCCACGGCGTTGGCGTCCGCGTCCTATCCGTCGTCGGTCGAGGTGATGTCGTGGGCGCGTGCTGACTGCACGATCGGCGGCACCGCGGTGCCTGTCACGAAGTGGTCGGTGAAGGTCGACAACAAGCTGAAGACCGACCGTCACTTCCTTCAGAACTCTACTCGGCGGGCGCAGTCCGCTGAGGAGGGGATGCGGGAGATCACTTTCGAGTGTGAGGCGGACTGGGACAGCCTGACGCAATACAACCGGTTCAAGGCGGAGACCGCAGCCGGGACGCTCGCTGCGGTGATCGTGACGGCGAAGTCTCCGACGCTGATTGGTGCGACCACCTACCCGGGTGTGACGATCACGATGCCGAACGTCCGATTCGATGCGGTCGATGCGACGGTGGACGGTCCGGGCCTGATGATGCAGGCGATCACGGGCATGGGTCTGTCGGACGGCTCCGCTCAGCCGATCAGCGTGGCGTACACGACGCTCGACGCCACTCCCTGATGCCTGATCCGGCGCTGCGGGTGGAAGGTGCACGGGAGTTGTCCCGTGCGTTCCGTCAGGCGACCGGCACCACCCGCGACCTGTCCCGCGCCTATCGGGAGGTCGGCCGCTTGGCGACGGACCGGTCGAAGCGTGAGGCGATCAACGCGGCACCCCAGCAACGCAAGGCCGCTGCGGCGCTGCTCGGCAAGGGCACGTCGACGTCGGCGTCGGTGGCGGTGCGGAACACGGGCCGGGTCCCGTTCGGGGTCGGTGCGTTCATGGGGGCGTTGCAGTACCGGCAGTTCCCCCCGTGGGTGGGGAACAGCTGGGACATCATGGCCGGCGGTGGCCCGTATGTGATCGGTGAAGCGGTCCGCGGTGCCATGCCGGAGATCGTCGACGAGTTCGAGTGGGCGATCGGTCACGCGATCCGCCAAGCGGGGCTCGATGTGGACTTCCGCGGGGCAGGCCTGCGGGGATGAAGGGGAGACCATGAACAGGGAACAGCGACGCGCCGCCGATGATGTGATCGGGCTCAAGGTGGATGGGGTGACCTATCCGCTGCGTATGTCCGATATCTCCGGCACGATCGAGATGGAGCTATTTCGGGTGACGGGCATGACCGTGGCCGACCTCGGAACCGCTCTCGCCTCGGGCACACCGGGAGTGATGCATGCGGCGGCGCTTGTCTGGCTGTCACGGCGCACCCGTGGCGACTCGGTCGCGTGGAGCACTGTCGCCGATGCGATCACCTTTGGCTCCGAGATCGAAGCCCTCGGCGAAGAGGAACCCGATCACGCCCCGGAAGCCCTCGCCGCCGACTGAGGCGGCACCTCCCGGAACTGGCCCACTGGTTCGGTCTCGCTCCGCAGGACGTTGACGACCTGCCCTACGGCGAGCTGGACGAGTTCCTCCAGCGGCTCTCAAACCTGCCGCCCGTCGGGGCCATGTTCCTCGTCGAGCCGAAGAAGGGGTGACGATGGCGCAGAACGAGGTAAGGGTCGTCATCACCGGCGACCCGTCTGCGCTCGGCCGTGCGCTCGGCACTGCCGCCGGGCAGATGGAGGGGTTTCAGGCGAAGGCCGCCGCCATCGGATCGAAGATGCGCTCGGTTGGCATGACGATGTCCGCCGGGGTCACGCTCCCGATCGTCGCGGTTGGTGCGGTCGCTGTGAAGTGGGCGGGCGAGCTCGAGGACGCCGAGGCGATGAACCGGCAGGTGTTCGGCGGGATGGCCGCCGACATGGACCGGTGGGCCGCTAACTCGGCACAGAACTTCGGCCTGTCGACGGGCGACGCGATCGAGTGGGCGAATCAGATGGGGATCCGTCTCCGTCAGATCGGGGGGATGGCCGAGGACCAGGCGGCGAAGACGTCGCAGAACCTCGTGCAGCTCGCTGGTGACTTTGCCTCGGCGTTCGGTGGGTCCGTGGATGAGGCAGCGCAGGCCCTCGGCTCCGCCCTCACCGGAGAGTTCGAGCCGCTGAAGCGGTACGGGGTCGTCATCAACGATGCAGCCCTGAAGCACAAGCTCTTCGAGATGACCGGCCAGGAGGTCACAGGGACGCTCACCGCCCAGCAGAAGCAGCTTGCGACGCTGGCACTCATCCAGGACCAGGCGTCGATCGTGCAGGGTGACTACGCCCGCAACGCTGACGGTGCGACAAACGCTCAGCGGACGATGACCGCATCACTCAAGGACGCGGGGACGGCGCTCGGCGAGGTGCTCCTGCCGTACGTCACCAAGCTGGTCGAGTGGGTGACCAAGGCGGTCGAGTGGTTCACGAACCTCGACGACAAGTGGCAGACGGTGATCGTCATCGCCGCCGCGGTCGCCGCTGCGATTGGCCCGGTCGTGTTCATCATCGGTGGACTTGTCACCGCCATCAGTGCGATCGCCTCACCCATTGGGCTCGTGGTCCTCGCCATCGCTGCTCTCGCTGCGGGGCTCGTGTGGCTCTACCAGAACAACGAGGGGTTCCGCGAGTGGGTGGACCGGATTGCCGCAGCGATCTGGGACGGGCTCCAGGTCGCTTTCAACTGGGTGGTGAATACCGGGATACCGGCACTGCGCGCAGCGTTCGATTGGCTGGTGGAGAAGGGCCGCGAGGTGTGGGCGTGGCTGGTTGAGAACCTCGGGCCGGCCTTCCGTGACATCGGTGACTTGTTCGCTGCGGTGGCTGATGCGATCTCCGAGAAGGTCGCCCAGTTCCAGGCGTTCTGGGCGGAGCACGGTGACGCCATTATGCAGAACTGGTCGAACACGTGGGCCACGATCGTCGACGTTCTGAGCGTCGCGTGGAACACGATCCGTGGCGTCGTCGAGGCGGCCATCCAGATCGTGCGGGGAATCATCCAGATCGTGACCGGTGTCATTTCCGGCGACTGGTCGAAGGTGTGGGAGGGGATCCGTAACGTCTTCGGTGGGGTGTGGGATGCGATCTACGCCATCGTGTCCGGCATCGTCGGGCAGGTGTGGGCCGTGCTCCAGGGGCTCGGCCGGTGGGTGTCCGACACGTTCGGTGGCTACTGGAATGATGCTGTCGGTGCCGTCGGTCGAGCGGTCGGCGGGGTCATAGCGTGGGTGCAAGCCCTCCCCGGCAAGGTCACCGAGGCCCTCTCCGGCGCCATCAACTGGCTTTACAACGCGGGGAGGGACATCCTCCAGGGCCTGTGGAACGGGCTCAAGTCGATATGGTCGAGCATCTCCGGGTGGATCTCGGACAAGGTCGATTCGATCCCCAGCATGTTCCGGGGCATCCTCGGCATCAAGTCCCCATCGACCGTCATGGCGGGGATCGGCGAAAACGTGATGTCCGGCCTTCAGCGGGGACTCGCTGCGGGGTTCGACACCGAGGTGCGGCCCGAGCTCGCAGCGATCACGGGTGACGTCGGGTCCCCCAGTCGGTGGCAGTCGGCGGGCGGGTCCGGCGGGGGGGTGGGCGGCAACGTCACCCACCTGCACTTCCATGGCCCGGTTGCGCGCGATGCCGAGGGCTGGATCCTCGACTTGCTGGCCCGGTCGAACCGGGCTGGAGCGTCGGCGATTCCGGGTGTCGCCTGATGCCGACGGGCGCGCTTCCGGCAACGGTCACCGTCCAGTTCGGGTTCGGCTCCGCACCGGATGTGGCGTCGCCGACATGGACCGACGTCTCCGCCTACGTGGACCTGAACGTGGGTGTGACGATCACCCCAGGGCGGACGGCGGAGCGGTCGTCGATCTCTCCGAGACGGCTCAGCTTCACCCTCGACAACAGCGACGGCCGGTTCAACCCTCGCAACGCGTCCGGGCCGTACTACGGCGACCTCGTCCCCCGGGTGCCGGTGCGAGTGCGGGTGAACTACAGCTCGACTGATTACACCCTGTTCCGCGGGTTCGTGGATGGCGGGTGGCCGCAGGACTTCGCGCAGCAGTCCCGGACGGTGCCGATTCAGGCGGTGGATGCTGTGGGGTGGGCGGCGCAGGCGCCGACTCCACGCTCGGCGTATGAGGCTGAGGTGCAGAGGTTGCAGGAGGTGGAGGGGGCGACGCTGCTCGGCTGGATCCGCCCGCAGTCCGACGGTACGTGGGTGGAACGGGTGTCGGGTCACTCGTGGCCGAACACCGCAGCGTTCACCCGAACCGATGCGGGTGATGCGCTCGTCGACGGAGACGAGGAGGGCGGGTGGGCGACCGAGACCGCATCGGGTGGTACCGACCTGTCCGACAAGGTGCCCGCCCCGCTGTTCTCCACGGCATCGAACGGGCTGCTCGTGATGTGGGTGCGGTCGTCGAAAGCGTCATGGTCCGACTCGGGGATCGTGGTCGAGCTGCAACAGGACGACGACATGGTGTACGTGAACCTCACCGCAGAGGACGGCCTGTCGTTCCTGTCGATGCACGGCACCGACTGGCGAAACGACTTCACACCGATCCCGCTGCTTGCCAACAACTGGACGGTGCTGGACGGGGCAACCCACATGGTCGCCTACCACGCATCGGCGGCTGACTTCGGCGAGTGCTGGGTCGACACCGAATCGAAGGTGCTCTCGTCATCTACCGCCACCGTGTCCGCCGGAACCGACAACTGGACGCTCGTCGGCCGCTACTCGTCGTCGGGAGAGATCGTCAACGGCGGCCAGGTCGACGGGCTCATCGACCACGTCACGTGGTGGACCGACACCGCAGCTTGGTCGGTGACCGTCGAGGAAGCAGTCGCCTCGCTGTTCGAGGCCGGACGGCTCGCCCGGGTCGGCGACTCCATGTCGGAGCGCATGGAATGGCTGCTCGAGTCCACCAGTTGGGGGCTCGTCGGCACGCTTGACGACTCCCAGATCGTCACCCAGCAGGGCTACCGGCGAGCAGGCAACATGCTGGAGCTGCTCCAACGGCTGGAGGACACCGAACAGGGGCGCATCTGGGTTGACAACGCCGGGCAGTTCCGGTTCTCCGGGCGGTCCTGGCCGACCGCAGACACCGTGTCGAACACGGTGCAGGCCACGTTCGGTGACACCGGCACGGACCTGCCCTACGCTGCGGCGCTGTCCCGCATCGTCGACGACGACCGGCAGATCGTCAACGTCGCCACGGTGACCCGCGAGTACGGCATCCAGCAGATCTCCGAGAACGCGGCGAGCATCGCCGCCTACGGGCGCCGACAGCCGGTCACCCTTTCCAACCTCCTCTACGCGAACGACCGGCAATCCAAGGCTGTGGCCGACTGGCTCGTGTCCACCCACGGCGAGCCGCAGGCCCGGGTCGAGGTGCTCGGGTTCTCCGCGATGAACGAGGCCGCCACCCTCGTCCCTCTCGCATGTCAGGTGGAGCCCGGGTGGCTCATCCGGGTGAAGCGTGACGGGCTCACCTTTGACGCTCACGTGGTCGACGTCGGGCACCGCATCGGGCTCACCAACTGGGACGTGTCCCTCAACCTCGACGCGTCGAGGGCGACGGACCTGACCGGGTTCACATGGGACGACGGGTCCGGCACGGTCGGCACACCGTGGGATGACGGGACCGGCACTACGACCGGAGCGAAAGGCTGGGTGTTCTGAGTGACCACCGTGTACGTCGACCCGCAGACGATCCACAATCCGGCGGCCGGAGGGAAGCCCCCCGCGACGTGGGGTGACACGGTTCGCGACGACATCGTGAGCCTGGCGAATCCGCCGGGTGTGCGAGTGGTGCGTAGTGGGGCAGCGCAGACGATCACGACCGCTACTGAGACTGCCATCACGTTTGGTACGGGGGACGCCGTCGAGAATTGGGACACCGACGCTTTCCACTCGATGTCCTCTAACACGTCGAGGATCACGATCCCCACGGGGTTCGGGGGGCGCTACAGCCTGAACGGATCGGTGGTCTGGGCGGCCGACTCGACGGGGATGCGCATCACGTCCATCAAGAAGGGGGCGGCGACGTACCTCGCCATGGACTGCCGGGCGCCGATCACCTCGGGGGATGTCACCGTGGTGAACCTCTCGTGTGAGGTGGCGCTGGCCGCGGGGGAGTACGTGGAGTTGCGCGTCTACCACACGAAGGGCAGCGACCTGGACGTCCAGGCGAACGTCCTCAACTTCCTGTCAGCCCGTCTGGTGTCGTGGGCATGATCGCCGCCATGTCGTTCGTGGAGATCGTCGGCGCTGTGGCCGCCGTCGCCGCTGCGGGCGTCGGGCTGATGACCTTGTTCGAGCGGATCACTGGCGGGTTCGGTCGGTGGATCCGCCGGCAGGTTGTCGAGGCGACACGACACCACCTCGGCCCGAACGGTGACACGCCGCCGCTGTGGCGACGCGTCGAGAAGATCGAACACCACCTCGGTATCGGCGAGCGCGACGCCGCCTGACGACCTGACCCAAGGGGAGCAAGCGAATGGCCTACCAGAGCGTTTCGCGCGCCGAGTTGCGCGCCCACACCGGACCTCGCCCGGGCACCCGTGCGCTGCATGACGTGCTCGTCTGGATGTTCCACGGCCGGGGCGTGACCTCGGGCGGGATCTACAACCGGCGGCCGATCCGCGGTGGCACATCGTGGAGTCTGCACGCGGTCGGCCGGGCGCTCGACCTCATGGTCCCCGTGGGGGACCCCGTCGGCTGGGAGATCGCGCTGCGGGTGATCCGGGCGGCCGACGCGCTCGGTGTCGCCGAGGTGATCCACGACCGGAAGCGATGGACCAGAGAGAAGGGGACCGTCGCCTACCACGGGTCCAACCCTCACCGGGACCACGTGCACATCGGGATGACCGTCGACATGGCCGACCGGCCCGACACGCCGGCGCTCCGGCGTTGGTTCGCCATCTTCGCAGGAGCGTGACCATGCGCATGCCAACCGCCACCGAACGAGCCTGGGTCTACCGGGTGCTCGTCGCTCTCGTGCCCATCCTCGTCGGCTACGGGGTGCTCGACGAGAACACCGCTGCCGCGTGGCTCGGTGTCGCCGCCGCGACGCTCGGCCTCGGGCTCGCCACAGCGAACACCTCCACCACCCCCGACTGACCCCGCTCACCCCCGTCAACTGACCGGCCCTGCCCCCTGCGGGTGGGGCCGCTTCGCGTTCCCCCTTTCAACCCAAACCAGGAGAGCCACTCATGGCAAACGCACTGTTCGATCCGGGCCGGGAGGGGTTCCTCGCCGGTGAGATCGACTTCGATACGGCCGTCATCAAGGCCGCGCTCGTGCGCGGCTACACGTTCTCGGCTGCGCACAAGTTCGTGTCCGAGGTGACCGGCGCCGGCGGCACACTCGTCGCCACGAGCTCCGCCATCTCGTCCAAGGCGGTCACCAACGGCATCGCCAACTCGGGGGTGTGGGATTTCGGGAACGTCGCGTCCGGCGCGGCGTGCACCGGAATCATCCTCTTTCAGTCCTCCGCTGTGACCGGTGGCGGTGACGTCGCAGCGTCGGCGCAGAGGCTCATCGACTGGATCGACACCGCCACGAACCTGCCCGTGACCCCGAACGGCGGGCAGATCACGTTCACGCCCGACTCCGGCACGAACAAGATCTTCAAGCTGTGATCTTCGACGGGGCGGGTCGGGTCATCGACCGCGACGCTCTCCAGTCCGTCGGGTTCTCCGGGCAGGGCATGCGGATCCCGCGGCCGACGGTGCGCTCCGACGGGGCGAAGGTCGTCACGGTCCCGCATGAGGACGACGGCCGGCCGGCCGGTGTGCAGATCCACCACCCGGACGGGCGGGTGTCAGCGAAGGTGCGCGCTCGGACGGTGCGCGCGGAAAGGCGGCGATGACATGGCGCTCCCCGATTCGTTTCTGGCCGGCAAGACGTTGGCGGACATCCTCACCGGTGATCTGTCGCTCACGTTGGACGAGACGACCGACGGCCGCTACCGGTCGTCGTTGTGGACGGACTCGTGGTCCGGCACGGTCGACGAAGAGACCACGACCGCTGCCTACGGGACGTCACCGTGGAACGCGAATGAGATCGCTTGGACCGGTTACACCGCCGGTGGTGGCACGCCCGGCTATCTGACCGATCCGATCGTCTCGTCGGCGTCCGGGTCGCGGCAGGTGGTGTGGACCGACGGCGCTGCGTCGCTGCTGTGGTCGGGGCTCTCCGGGTCCGGTTCGGCCCGCGGTCTGCTCGTCTGTCATCACAACGGCTCGGCGTACACGCGCCCGATCGTGTTCATCAACTTCGGCTCCGACTTCTCGTTCGACGGTGGTGAGTTCGAGGTTGAGTGGGATCCGACCGACGGCATCCTGTCCTTCACCTACTGACGGGGGCCGACCTATGGCGCGTCTGCATCTCCGCCACGATCCCGGCACCGCAGCCGGGCAGAAGCACATGGTGTGGGTCGGCGATTCGATGACCTCTGCGGGGACTGCGTCCGGGTCTAATTGGACGCGGCTCGGGGATCGCATGGCCCGCGCTCTATGCACCCGCGGCGTGCTCCGGTTCGGTCAGGGCTACTTCACCGACGCGACCTCCACCGCACCCGCGTACTATCCGCGAGGCTGGACGCGGGACGGGACGATCAACGCGGAAGCAACGATCCACTCGGGGACCTACCCGGACCGTGACGACTTGCGCGCCAACTGCCGGGCGCTCGCAGCGAACTACGACGTCGTGCACCATCTGCTGTCGGCGCCGGGTGACACCGCCGGCGAGTTCACTGCCGACGCGACGTACGCGACGGTCGGCACGGATTGGGATGATCCGATCGATTGGCTGTTCGTCCAGTTCGTGACTAACGACGTAGCGGAGGCCGACTCGCCGGCGACATTTCAGGCGAACATGGAGGACCGCCTATCGGAGTGGACGCACGTTGCTCGCAAGTTTGTGATGCTCGCGTGGGTGTGGGATGGCTCAGGGGGTCTCACCTTCCCGAACGAGGCGGTGACACGTTCCGCCTATCACGAGGCGGCGATCAACGCCGCCGGGGCTGTCGGCGCAGGCGGCGGGTCGGGGTATTTGCAGCCGAACGGTATTCCGGTCATCAACGTGTCGATGGGGTTCGCGGGGCTGCTCGCTTCGCCTGGTTCGGCGAACAACTGGTCGAGTGACGGGGTGCATCTCACTCCTGCCGGGGTCGAGCTGTTCGTCGCACGCTGGGGTCGGCGCGGCAACACGGTCGGACTGATGCGCCCATGAGTGAGCATCAGTTCTCGGTCTACGCGCCGGGTTCGGAGCGTCACAAAGGCGACGCTCACGAAGCGACCTCGGGCACCGCCTACTCCCACACGGCCACCTATGGCAACGTCTTCTCGCACACGAACGCGGCGTATCGGGCGGTGGTCGGGTTCCGGTTTTTGATCGACGCGCCCGCTGGGGTGACGATCAACGCCGCGTATCTCACGCTCACTCAGGCGTCGGGTGGGACCGCCGGCGCGTACCCTCGCGGGGACATCAACGTCGAGAACGTCCCGAACCCGACAGCGTGGGCCGCGTCCGACGGTGCGACCACCTCCACCGACTCGCCTTTCGACCGGTGGGGCGGCTCCACTCTGACTGGCACTCCGGTCTCCTGGAATCACGGGAGCTCGGGCACGAACGACGTGGCCTACGACACGGCCGATTTCGCGAGCCTGGTGCAGACGGTTGTCGACCACGCCAACTATGACCCCGCCGACGACGCGTACCGGATCGTCTCGGTGCTCGTCAAAGGCCATAACGTCACCGCGTCGAACTGGCGGTGCCACACGGTCGAGTCGTCGACGTCCGGCTACCGGCCGTTGCTGGTCCTTGACTACTCGGCGCCGATCCTCGCCCCGGCGGTTGTCGTCGCGGTGTCGCTTCCCGAGTCGTTCTTCCCCGCGGTGAACGCCGGGCTCCCGGTCACGGTCACTATCCCGACACCGGACATCAACCCGATCACACCGCAGTACCTCACAGGGACGGGGCTCGCATCGGCCGAGGCGCACGGCACGGGGGTCATCGGCACCGGTGCCATCAACCTCGCGGGCGCCGGGCTCGCATCCGCGGAGGCGCACGGCACTGGGACGGTCAGCGTCGGTGCCGTCAACCTCGCCGGCACCGGTCTGGCGTCCGGTGAGGTCCACGGGACGGGCACCGTTGCGACCGGTCTGGTCAACGTCACCGGCGTGGGGCTCACGTCGAGCGAGGCTCACGGCACGGGTGAGGTCACGCTCACCAGCAGCACCCAGAACATCGACGGCACGGGGCTCGCGTCCGCAGAGATGCACGGGACCGGTGCCATCAGCGTCGGCGCCGTCAACCTCGCCGGGTCGGGGCTCGCGTCGGCCGAGGCGCACGGAACTGGCACCGTCACTCTCGGTGTCACAATCGTTGGCGCCGGGCTCGCGACAGCGGAGGCGCACGGCACGGGGACGGTCACGATCGGTGCCGCCCAGATCGTCGGCGCCGGTCTGGCGTCGAGTGAGACGCACGGTACGGGGACGATCAGCACAGGCGCCGTCAACCTCACCGGCACCGCGCTGGCCTCCAGTGAGGCACACGGGCTCGGCCAGGTCGTGCTGGGTGTCCTCATCGTCGGCGCAGCCATCGCCTCCGCCGAGGCTCACGGCACCGGCACCGTCACCGTAGGCACAGCCCCCGCCCGACGGATCCGCCGCTCAGCGCGCCGGCCCGACATGTCCCAGTCCGCACGCGAGGAGGGCGACAACTGATGTTCCGCATTGCGCTCGTGGCCGGGGAACGCCCCGACCCGATCGACCACACCTTCCTCGACGACGACGGCGACGTGATCGACCTCACCGGCTGGGACGGAGAGGCGACATGGGAGCACATGTCCACCGGCGCCACCGGGTCGATCATCGGCGCTGTCGATGGTCCGACCGGAACGGTCACGGTCACCCTGACCGACACGGTGTGCGGGACCGCCGGGGTGGTCGACGTGACTGTGTGGGCCGGCGACGGATCCACGCGCTACGCGTCGCCGGTCTACCGCCTGTCCCTCTCCGACCCTCCGGGCACTGCGCCGAGCATCTGATGGACGACGCCGAGCTCGCCGAGGTGATGGAGATGGTCGCCCGGGTCACCGGCGACATGTGCCGCCGCTGGCCTGCGGACGCGGACGACCTCCGCCAGGAGGCGCTCATGCGGGCGCTCGCCGCGAGACGTGAGAGCGCCCGCACCTACGCAGCGTGGCGTGGGGCGATCGACTACTTGCGCCGCGTGTACGGGCGGGTGGGTGGTCGTCGGATCCAATCCGCGCACGTCGCCACCGCCAGCCAGTTGCAGGCGTCGGAGCATCTCACTCCGACCGCTGCGGATCCTGCCGACCTTGTGGACCCCGCGGTGACGTGGGGGCTGTCGGGGCGGCTCGAGATGGTGGCCCGGTTGTTGGCAGCCGGGTGGCCGAAGTGGCGGGTGGCGGAGGTGTGTGGGGTGTCTGCGGCGCGGGTGTCGCATCACTGCGCGGCGTTGCGTGAGGTCGCCTAGGTTCGTGGTCTCCTCGGGTTGTCGGGTCCACCCTCTCCCCGCTGCCTGGCGCCTGCTGTTGAGACCGCGTGAGCCCTCCCGCCCTTCGGGGTGGGAGGGCTCTTTCGCGTTCTCGGGGGATTTTTTCGGCCGGAGGGTTGACTTCCTGTCTCCATTGCGTACAATAGAGACATGGAAACAGAGACCACCACCAACATCCACTCCACCGACGAGATCGTCGTCACCACCGAAGTCATCTCCGCCAGCACTGAGGCAGGCTCCGACCTGGTCGCTGTCGCAGTGGATACTGACGGCACTCAGTCGGTCCTCACAGACTCCGAGTACCGGGAGCTGCGCCCCGGGTCGATGGACGCCGACGGCGGCACCCACGTCATGTGGTGCGTCGCCGTGTCCCTCGGCTACGTCGACGACGACGGCGACTGGGCCGAGTGCGAGCGCCTCACCCGCGACTACTGGACGAGCGTCGACGAGCACGGCTGCGAGTCCTGCTACGCCTCGGCCCTCCGATGACCGCCGACGACCTGGCCGCCCGCTACCTGGCGGGTGTGCCAGTCGCCGAGCTCGCAGCAGACGTAGGGGTCGACCAGTCCACGATCTGGCGGCGGCTCCACGCTGGGGGGGTGCCGCTGCGAGGCCGCACCGATCACGGCGCCGGGGAGATCCTCACGCTCCGATGGCTCGAGGTGCGGGTCCGTCAGGGTCTGTCGGTGGCGGACATGGCCGAGGAGGCTGGGGTGCATGAGTCGACGGTGCGGGAGTGGCTGGCCCGTCGTGGTCTCGCACCGGCCGGGGCTGATCCGCTGGATGTGGAGGAGCGGGAGCGACGCGCTCAGCGGGTCGCTGCTGCGTTCGCCGCCGGAGCGACCCGCCCGGAGATCGCCGAGGCGGAGGGCTGCTCGGTGCGGACGGTCGGCCGGATGCTCGCGGCGGCAGGGGTGAGGGGGCGTCCGGGGCGGAGGCCGGGGAGGTGAGTCGAGGGGGTCAGTGACGGGCGAGGAGCGTCTTCGCCATGCCGAGCACGGCGAGCACGAGAATCACCACCCCGATCACCATCTCATCGGGAGTGACCTTGCCCGTGATGTCCTGGGTGTTCCACGCGTCGACCATCAGCAACGGGCCGACAACCAGCCCGACCACGGAGACCGTGGTGATGACGGTGCGCTGGCGGCGGTCGGCTTCCTCGCTCATCGTCGACCTCGGGCGACCGCTGCGGCGATGAACCGGTAGAGGCCGAACAGTGCGAGAGCCACCGCGACGACGGCCAACAGGGCGAGCACCCACTCATCGTTCATCCCCGGGACGTTACGCCGCCCACCGTCTCACGTCGAGCACTTCGGCCAGCGCCGCCGCGTCCGCCCGGCGCAGGTAGCGGGCCGTGGTCGATAGCGACTGGTGGCGGAGCACCGCTTGCACGGTCCGCACCGACGTGCCGCGCTCGAGAAGGTCCGTGGCGCATGTCCGGCGCAACGCGTGGGCGGTGCGCCCGTCCCTCGGGTGGAGCTGCACTCCGGCGGTCCGCACCCATCCGGCGACGAGCTCGGAGATCCGTTGCGCGGTGATCGGCCGTCGGTGGGTGGTGCCCTCACCGCAAATCGTTTGCAAGGGGGAACCCGGGAAGAATCTTCCGCAAGGGGGTTGCATTCCTGCGGTACTGCAATATAGTTGCACGACATGGAGAACGACTCCCCACTGCAACGACTAGCCCGCACCTCCCTCCGCCAGGACCCATTCGAGTGGGTGGGACATCTCAGGGGTGCGGGGTGGGCATGGCAGCGCATCGCCGATGAGCTGAGCGGCATCGTGGGAGTGCCGGTGAGTCGGGAGACCGTGAGGCTCTGGGCCGAGGCCGCCGCCGAGTTCCCCACCATCGTCGTAGACCCGCCCTGGCGGTACGACAACACCGCCACCCGAGGCGCCGCCGAAGACCACTACCCGACGATGACCCTCGCAGAGCTGGCCGCACTCGATCTCCCCGCGTCGGACAACGCGCACCTCTACCTGTGGACCACCAACGGATTCCTCCGAGAGGCGTTCGACCTGGTCGACGCTTGGGGGTTCACCTACAAGACGTGCCTGACGTGGTGCAAGCCACAGATCGGTATGGGCAACTGGTTCCGCAACAGCACGGAGCATGTGCTGTTCGGCATCCGAGGCAAGCTCCCGACAGCGCGCAACGACGTGCCTACACACTTCGTCGCTGACCGCACCCGCCACTCTGCCAAACCCGAGTCGTTCTACGACCTCGTGGAGACGTGCTCACCGGCACCGAGGCTGGACATGTTCGCCAGGCGCCGACGGTTCGGGTGGCACACATGGGGGAACGAGGCATGAGCAGGGAAGCTCACCTCGACATCGGCTCTCGACGGTTCGCTGCTGGCGAACGGTACGAGGTGGCCGGATTCCGCTTTCGGATCGAAGCCGGCCGGAAGGCCCTAACGCAGGAGCACGGCTGATGCTCGCCACCATCCTCGACTACTCCCTCGACGACTGGGCGGGGGTGCTCATCATCGTGGCGTTCGTCGCCGGCGGGTGGGCGGGGGTCCATCTCGGGGTCCACCATGAGCGCCGCGAAGCCGAGGAGGCCCGCCGGCGTGCTGCTGCGGCCCGCCGTGCCCGAAGGGTGGAGGAGCGATGAAGTGGCCGAGCGAGTCCGACGGGACGGTCGTCCTCTGGACCCGCACCACCCGCGGCACCCGGGTCGCCACGGGGCCCGTGCTCTACCTCGACGGGCAGGCGTTCGCCGCGCTCGCCGAGTTCGTCAACCAAGAAGAGGGACCAACCATGAGCGATCCATACGACGTCATCGTCGGGGCCAACGTGCACCTCGCCGCAGAGGTGGCCGAGCCGACCGCCCGGACCGCCGACGGCCGGGTGTTCCTGTCCGTCGGACGGTCGTGCTTCACCGCCGTGTTCTCCGGCACCCCCGCCGAGGTGGAGATGCTCGCCCGTCGGATGCTCGCCGCCGTCGATGCCGCCGTCGATGCGGCCGAGGTGGCGTCGTGACCGTCCCCGAGGGGCTCCACTGGGGGTACAAGTTCGTCGGCACTGACCTTGCCACTGACGACCACGCCGGAGGCCGGTACCGTTACCGGCTGGGTGAGTGGCATGAGGCGGAAAACCCGACCGTGCACGACGACCCGTGCCCGAATCATCCGGGTGACGGGCTGTGCGCTGCCCGTACCCTGACGGGGGCGCGGTCCGGTGGCGCTCGCATCGGTACGTCGGTCGGGCTGCTCGTCGGGTACCTGCCCGCCGACGTGCTGGCCGCCACCGTGGACAAGGTGCGGGTGTCCCGGTTGTGGGTGGCACCGGAGCCGTTCGACCCGGTGCGGATGCTGATCTGCCACGACGCCGACCTGCGCGGTGCCGTCCTGAGCTATGCCGCCCTGCGCGACGCCGTCCTGCGCGACGCCGACCTGCGCGGTGCCGTCCTGAGCTATGCCGACCTGCGCGACGCCGTCCTGCGCGACGCCGACCTGCGCGGTGCCGACCTGCGCGGTGCCGTCCTGCGCGGTGCCGTCCTGCGCGACGCCGTCCTGCGCGACGCCGTCCTGCGCGGTGCCGACCTGCGCGGTGCCGACCTGAGCTATGCCGACCTGCGCGGTGCCGTCCTGAGCTATGCCGACCTGCGCGGTGCCGACCTGCGCGACGCCGACCTGCGCGGTGCCGTCCTGCGCGGTGCCGACCTGCGCGACGCCGTCCTGCGCGGTGCCGACCTGCGCGGTGCCGACCTGCGCGGTGCCGAGGGCGTGACCCTGCCGCCCGGCTGGGTGATGGACGACCGCGGCTACGTCCAGGAGGCCCGGCGATGACCACCACCGACGTCGACATCGCACAGGCGCAGCTCAAAGAGGCCCGCTGGCAGCGCGACGAGCTGCTCATGGCGATACGCCGCGCCGCGATCGCCGACTGGGATCCCGAGTGGATCGCCCGCCTGGTCGCCACCGCCCGCGACATCGACCGCACCAAGACCGAGGGGGTCGGATGATGAGACTCCTCCTCCTGGTCCTGCTCGCGGGCTGCCACCCGGTCACCGAGCGTCCCCACCCGCTGCCGTGCGAGGTCGTGGGCCCGCACCGGTGCACGGTGGTCGTCCACGTGGACGGTGAGCGATGAGCGACGAACCGGAAGACCTGTCGCACGTGCCTCTCTGGCTACGGGTAGCGGGGCCGCTTCCCAAGGTCCGACTGCGGCTCACCATCGACGGCAAGCCGCTGCCGACCCGTGTCCCTGACTGGCCCATCGAGATGACTCGTGGACGGTGAGCGATGACCGACTGGCAGATCGCCGTGTTCCTCGTGACCCTCGCCGCAGTATTCGCCGCCGGCTGGCTCATCGGTGAGCACCGGCAACGCCTCGCCGAGAACCGGCACCGCAACGAGTTGCGCCGCCTGCTGGAGGAGATCCATCGGGAGCGGGGGGCGATCACCCTGGACGCGGTCGGGTGGGTGTGGGTGGCCGTCGCGCTGTGGGGGTGCGGGCTGCTGGCTGTCTGGTGGTACGGGTCGTGACCGCCGTGCTGGTGGTGCTCGTCGTGTGGTGTGTGGTGTCGGTGCCCGCTGCCGTGCTGGCGGGACGGTTCATGGCGGGGGGTCGGCGGTGATGTGGACCAAGAGCCACCGCTCCGACCCCGAGGCCCGAACGATTGCTGACCGGCACTACAACCGGCAGAAGCCAGGAACCCCGCAATTCGTCCCGCCAGGTCGATGCCTGGTGCTCAAGACCGAGCACGCGGTATGGGTGACATCGTGGCCGTTCGCCGAGTTCGTCCGCCATGCGTGGGCGGGGGCGTGGGTGAACAGTTGCTTTCGACGCGAGGGGGGCGAGCACGTCGCGTCAGACATGATCGTCGCTGCCGTCGCCGCCACCCGTGCCCACTGGCCGGAGGTGCCAGACCTCGGGATGGTCACGTTCGTGGACGCGGCGAAGGTCCGTCGGAAGCGTGACCCCGGGCGCTGTTACCGGCGCGCCGGGTTCAGCGAGGTTGGGCGCACGAAGGGTGGGTTGATCGCGCTTCGGCTGCCCCCCGAGGACATGCCGCCACCGGAGGCGGCACTCGGCACGCAGTGCGCGCTGGAGGGACTGGCGTGATCTGCGACCGGTGCGGGGACGACATCTACCCGGTGTGGGCCGCCCACACAGCCGCCGACGGTGAGGACGTGTGCAGCGACTGCTGCGACGTGTGCGAGGAGGAGACCATGACCATGGAGCCGGGGGTCATCGGCTCGAACCTGCACTTCGCTGCGGCGGGTATCGAGGCGTCAGCGCACGTCGTCGACGACAGGAGAGCCCATCTGCGGATCAGCCCGGGCACGGTCCTGCACGGGCTGACGATCTCCGGCAGCGTCGACGAGCTGCGGGCGGTGGCCGCCGCGATGGCCCGCGCCGTCGACGGCAATCGGAGGGCCGACTGATGGCCGGGCAGGCGCCGCTCGATGAGCTGGTGGTCGCGAACCTGTTGGGGGAGCTGGCAGCGGTGACGTTGGAGCTGGCGACCGCGTCGGAGCGGCTCACGTCGGTCGCCGTCCAGTTCGGGAAGATGGCCCGCGGGTTCGCCGAGTACGCCGGGGCTGGGGTCGCTCAGCCCGCCCCGGTCGCACCCGTCGTGCCTCCACACCCCCGCCACGAGGAGGACCGATGACCGAGCGTCGTGGAGCCCGCGATCTTGCCGCCGCCATGGAACGACTCACCGGGCTCCTCGCCGGAGCAGCCGAGCTCGACTGGCCGTCAGTGATCCACGCGGCGTGCGACGAGATCGACGACCTGCGCCACACACGCACGCGACATGGCAACCCGCCGTGCCGTCGCCGCCGAGGAGCGACTCAAGGGGGACGACCGGTGACCGCCACTGTCGTCGGCTTCGACGTGTCGCTCGCCCGGACGGGGTGGGCGGTGCTCGATTGGGACACCGGCTGTCTGATCCGCTGCGGGGTGATCGAGACACCGGCTGACCGGCCGCTCGTCGACCGCCTGGAGCAGATCGACATCAGCACACGGGGGGTGCTCCTCGGCCTGCGCAACGTGGCGGACGTGGGCGTCGAGTCGGGGTTCGCGCACGGGTCCGGTGAGACCACGCGGAAGCTCGCCGCCGCGTGGGGTGTCGTGTCCCTTGCCTGCTGGGCGGTGGCGGCGATCGACCCGTGCCAGGTGCCGCCAGCGAAGGCGAAGCACCTCGCCACCGGCAACGGTGCGGCGAAGAAGCCGGCGGTGATGGCGGCTGCGTGTCAGCGGTGGGGTTCCCCGGCAGCGGATGCGGACATCGCGGACGCCTGCTGGGTGGCGGAGTTCGTGAGGCAATCGAGGAGGAGTGAGGGATGAGCGGTGATGTGGACCATGTCGCCCACGTGTTTGTGGGGTACTACGAGGAGGTCGACCGATGAGCGGCCAGGACCAGAGCCCCCAGAGCTTGTGGGTGGACACGGTGCGCCGATCGGGGCGCCTGTTGGCCGCTGCCCCGTGCGTGCCGTGTAGCAACGGGAGGCACTCCATCTGTTGGGGCGACCTGAATGCTGTGTGCCCGTGTCCCGCTTGCGCCGAGTGGGCGAAGCGGTCGCCGTTCGGGCGTCCGCCTAACGAGGAGGTCGACTGATGAGCGGCCGCAAGTCCATCCACCCGCTCACCGAGGAGAGCATCGAACTGCAAGGTCCGAGCCTCGTCGGAATGGTTAGCCAGTCCGGGTGCGCCTGCGAACTGAGGGATGGGTGGGAAGCGACAACCGGCAAGTGGTGGCTGTGCTCCTACCACGACGGCTTCGAGGACGGCATCGCCGCGATGGCGGAGCACCAACCGAAGGTGAATGTGACGGTGACACTCGCCGGGGAGCTGACATCCCGGCTGGTGTGCCCGCGATGCGATGAGCCGTGGCCGTGCGCCGCTATCACGCCGGAGCCTCGACCCATGCCGGACCTCCACCCCACCCCCGGAGACGACCGATGACCGGCCGGCTGGGCCCCCCACCCGTCACCGAACCCGACGAGCGGGCATGGATGGAGCACGCCGAATGCCGCGGGCTCGACCCCGCCATGTTCCACCCCGACCGCGGCGACATGGAGACCTTCCGCCGGGCGGTGGAGGTGTGCGAGGACTGCCCGGTGCGCGCCGAGTGTCTCGAGTGGGCGCTCACCGTGCCGGAGGTGTTCGGGGTGTGGGGCGGCCGTTCCGAGAAGGCGCGTCAGAAGATGCGGCGCGGGCACAGGCTCTCGGACATCGTGCGTGAGTGCCGGACGTGCGGGGCCGAGTTCCGGCCGTGGCGCCGCAACCACGTCCACTGCTCCGCGAGGTGCCGTGACGCCGCCAAGCGGGCGAGGGCGTCGTGAGCGACTACCAAGCGTTCCTCGAATCGAAGCGCCCGCCGACCACGGACCATGGGGTAGTCGTCGACGCCGGCGAAGTGAACCCACTCCTGTTCCCCCATCAACGGGCAATCGTCGAATGGGCAGTGCGCGGCGGGCGGCGCGCCATCTTCGCCGCCTTCGGACTAGGCAAGTCCGTCATGCAACTGGAGACGCTGCGACTCGTCACACCGGAAGGTGAGCGGGCACTCATCATCTGCCCGCTCGGGGTGCGCGCCGAGTTCGTCCACGATGCCGACATGCTCGGAATCGAAACACGGTTCGTTCGCCGCACCGATGAGGTCGACGAGCCGGGGATCTACCTCACCAATTACGAGAGCGTGCGTGATGGGAAGCTCGACCCTCATCTGTTCAGCGCGGTGAGCCTTGACGAAGCGAGCGTGTTGAGGTCGTTCGGATCAAAGACCTACATCTCCTTCCTGCAGATGTTCGATGCCGTGCCGTACCGCTTTGTGGCAACGGCCACCCCCGCACCGAACCGATACAAAGAGCTCATCCACTACGCCGGCTTTCTCGGGGTGATGGACACCGGGCAGGCGTTGACACGGTTCTTCCAACGAGATTCGACGAAGGCGAACAACCTCACCCTTTACCCGCACAAGGAAGAGGAGTTCTGGCTATGGCTTTCGTCGTGGGCCGTGTTCCTACAGACCCCGAGCGACCTCGGTTACCCCGATGACCGGTACCGGCTCCCCGAGCTTGAGGTGCACTACCACAAGGTGACCACAGATCCGAACAAGTTACTTTCCTATGAGCGAGACGGGCAGGGGAAGCTGCTTAGCGTCGGCAGTCTGGGTGTGAGTGAAGCTGCCGCCGAGAAGCGGGAGACGATCGACGACAGGCTGGCCGAGTTGATGGGGATTCTCGCCGGGCATGGCGTCGGTAATGACGGAGAGCAAGTGGTCATCTGGTGCGATCTGAACGACGAGCAGCGGGCAATTGAGCGCGCCCTCGACCATGCTGGCATTTCGCATTCGTCGGTGTATGGATCGCTCACCATCGACGAGTCGGAGCGGCGGATCGCCGCATGGAAAGCTCGCGAGACGTGCGCGCTCATCGGCAAGCCGGTGATGCTCGGCCAGGGACTCAATCTCCAGCAGTGCAACCGGGCCGTGTTCGTCGGGCTCACCTACAAGTTCAACGACGTGATACAGGCGGTCCACCGGATCTACCGGTTCGGTCAGACCCGCACATGTCACGCGCACATCGTGCACACCGACGCTGAATCGCCGGTCGTGTCGACCATCAACCAGAAGTGGGACAGGCACAGGGAGACGGTGAAGATCATGTCGAATCTCATCCGCGAGCACGGGCTCAATAACGTGGGATTGAACGAACAGCTCATCCGCAGCCTCGGCGTCGAGAGAGTCGAGGCTTCCGGCGACGGGTGGACCGTCGCCAACAATGATTGCGTGCTCGAAACGCAGATGATCGAGACGGAGAGCGTCGACCAGATCATCACTTCCATTCCATTCTCGAACCACTACGAATACACGCCGTCCTACAACGACTTTGGGCACACCGATGACAACGACCACTTTTGGGCGCAGATGGACTTCCTCACACCCGAACTCTTGCGAGTGCTGCGACCAGGGCGGATCTATTGCTGTCACGTCAAGGACCGCATTCTTTTCGGGAACACGACCGGCAAGGGGTATTCGACGGTCTCGCCGTTCCACGCCGAAGCGCTCATGCACTCACTGCGACATGGGTTCGAGTACCTCGGAATGGTCACCATCACAACCGACGTGGTGAGGGAGAACAATCAGTCCTACCGGCTCGGATGGTCAGAGATGGCGAAGGATGGTTCCAAGATGGGAGTCGGTTCGCCGGAGTACGTGCTGATCTTCCGCAAGCCACAGACTGACCGCACCAAGGGCTACGCCGACCTCCCAGTGACGAAAGACAAGGCGGACTACTCGCGATCTCGCTGGCAGACCGACGCTCACGCGTTCTGGAGATCGAACGGTGACCGACCGCTCACCCCGGAGGAATGGGCGGCATTCGATACCGCTCAGATCATGTCGCTGTTCGAGCGGTTCACCCTTGAGACTGTGTACGACCACGAAGTGCACGTGGCCATCGGAGACGCCATCGACGCCGAAGGCCGACTACCAGCGACGTTCATGGAACTCTCCCCCGCATCGTGGCACCCCGACGTGTGGCACGACGTGAACCGGATGCTGACCTTGAACACGGAGCAGTCACGCAAGGCGCAAGCCATGCACGTCTGTCCGCTGCAATTCGACATTGTGGACCGGCTCATCGACCGATACTCAAACCCCGGAGAACTGATCTATGACCCGTTCGGTGGCCTGTTCACCGTGCCCATGCGGGCACTGCTCAAGGACCGTCGAGGGCGCGCCGCCGAGCTGAACACCGGCTACTTCCTCGACGGCGTCAAGTACCTCCAGAGCGCTGAGCGGAAGGTGGCAATGCCCACGCTGTTCGACCTTGACGAGGCGACGCCATGAGCGACGACTACCCCCGCTCCGAACCGGCAACCGCCGACATCGTCGGCGCTCTGCGCGTCATCGCAGACGGGTTCACCGGGGCGCTCGACCCGACCATCGGCCACGTGCTCACCCTCGCCGCCCGACGCCTGGAGCAGCTCTCCGCCCGCCACGAAGCCGGGCTCGCCGCACGGGCCACCGCCATGCACAAGGGGACACCATGACCGACACGCTCACCCAGCCGACGGAGCCACCGAGGGATCGCTGGGGGCGCTACCTCGTGCCCCGCGATGACGGAGACGACGGACGCGTGGCGCTCACCAGGGCCACGACCGTAGCCAAGGCACCGGAGGATCAGGGGGGGCTCATGGCGTGGGAGGGGCGCATGGTCGCCCTCGGGCTCGCCCAGCGACCCGACCTCCTCGCCCTGGTCGCCACCACCGACCCCGACGACAAGAAGGCCCTCAACCGGATCTGCACCGACGCCAAGGAGGCGGGCGGCGCCACCAGGGCGCGCAACGCCGGCACCGCCGTGCACGCAGCGATCGAGGCCGTCAACCGGGGACACGAGCCGCTGCCGCTCTTCGCCGCAGAGGTCGAGGCCTACCGGACCGCGCTGGCCGCCGCCGGACTCGTGCCGGTGCCCGAGCTGGTCGAGCGGATCGTGGTGGACCACGCGCGGGGCATCGCTGGGACGTTCGACGTGGCGCTGCGCGCTGCCGGTGGCCCGCTGTTCGTCGCGGATGTGAAGACCGGCAGCGTCGGCTACCCGGCCGCCTTCGCCATCCAGCTCCACATCTACGCCAGCGCCCCGCACATCCTCTCTGCGGACTTCGAGCGGCTCGAGGCGGCACCGGGATTCGACCGGGAGCGTGGGGTCATCATCCATCTCCCCGAGGGTGGCCCGTGCACCCTCCACTGGATCGACCTCGCAATGGGCGCCCGGGGTCTCGCTGTCGCCCTCGATGTCCGCAACTGGCGATCGGAAGCCAAGAGCAGCGCGCTGCTCTCACCGATCGCCGAGAGCTCCGACGGTGGTCCTCCCTCCACCACCGTCGTCGAGCGGGGGGAGGTGTCGGACGCTGGCACGGCTCCGGCACCTCCCCTGCCCACCAGGGAGCGCATCGAGTGGTTCGTGGCGCGCTACGACGAGCTGCGCGAGGCGGTGCCCGCTGAGCGCATCGCCCAGGGGTGGCCCGAGGGTGTGCCCGGGCCCCGCAAGGCCATCTCGTGGACCTCTGCGGAGATGGACGCTGCCGTGGCGCACCTCACCCGCGTCGAGGACGACCACGGGCTGCCCTACCCCTCGCCGGACCCGACAGCCCCGGCGCCCGATCGACGGGGGAGGGGGACCGTCCCTGCGGTCACCTCAGCCCCCCCTCCCCCGTCGGCACCCAACGACGGCCCGCTCATGGATGCCGACGACGTGGTCGCCCTCCGCCGCCGCCACGCAGCGCTGCCGAAAGCGGCCAAGGAGCGGGTCGACCAGTGGGTCCGCGAGGGCGCTGCGGCCAGCCGGCCATGGGGGATGGGTAAGGCCATCGACGCCGTGCCCCGCCGACGCTGGGGGTGCGCCCGGGCATCCATCGGACTCGCCCGGCGCACGGAGGACGATGAGATCGCCCGGGGATGGATCTCCCTGGTGATCGGGGAGGACGCCATCTCGAGCCACCCGGTCGGGGCGCTCATCGGGTCGCTCACCATCGAGGAGGCCGACCAGCTCGCCGCGCTGGCCGAGTCGCATAGGGACTTCGCCGGGGCCGTGCAGGCCCTGGCGTCGTGACACAGACACCGACACCTGACATCCCGAAAGGGGAGACCATGACCATGACCGACAACCCCGACGAGTTCCTCGCGCAGAACCGTACCTTCGACTCGCATCCGAGCTTCAAGTTCGATGCGGTCGGCGCGACGTGTGAGGGCACGATCTGTGACGACCCGCGGGTGGTTGAGACCGACGACCTCGACGGCGGACGCTCCCGCAAGCTCGTCGTGGACATCGACACCGCCGAGGGCACCTACTCGCTGTGGCTGCCCGCTCAGCGCCGGATCACCTCCGCCATCTCCGACGCCGTGCGCGAGGCCGGAGCATCGGGGCTCCAGGCAGGGGGCACGCTCAAAGTGCAGTTCACCGGCGAGGGCGAGCCCTCCAAGCCCGGGTTCAACCCGCCGAAGCTGTTCCGTGCCCGCTACACCCCGCCGGCACCGTCGACGCCTGTTGACCTCGACGAGTTCTGATGCGAAAATGCTGATGACCTACCTCCACCGCCTGGAGGTGTGGAGTGCCCATCGTGTGGCGCCGTCACGTCGCTGCGCTACAACGGCGTGGGCACCATCCGATTGCTGATCGCCGCCATGCAGGCGATCGAGGAGCGCCCCGGGTGAACGCCGAACCAGAGCCGGCCGTGTCCGTCGAGGAGCTCCGCCACCTCCCCATCGAGTCCGCAGCGCACTACTACTGCTCCCACGGACTCGCCATCGTGCCCCTCGTCGGCAAGAACCCGTGCGCCTACGGCGCGGACTGGTGGTCCCGAGCGATCACCGACCCCGCCGAGGCGGTCGCCGTGTTCGCATCCGACAGCCGGTGGACGAACATCGGGTGGGCGCAGGGGTACGGCACGGTGGCCATCGACGTCGATCACCCCTCGGCGCTGTCTCCCGAGATGCGCGAGGTGTGCAAGATGGGGGCGCTCAACCCCACGCGGCCCGGCCGAGGGCACCGAGTGTTCGCTGCCGACGGACAGTGGTCCGCTAGCACCGGAGGGTTCCCCGTGCAGGGGTGGGGGGAGGTGCGCGCATGTGGTGGTCAGGTCGTCATCTGGGGACCACACCCCGACGTCAAGGGGCACCGCTACTGCTACGACCCACACCAAGCGATCCCCGCCGCCCCCGAGCGGCTCCTTGGGTGGCTCACCGGCCGAGGAGCCTACGAGTCCGCCGCCACCGACGCAGAGGTGGTCTTGTGGACCTCAGAGCACACCGAGGACCGCACGCCACGCAAGTTGCACGGGGTGGCGGAGAAGGCCGGCCGGTACCTCGATGAGGGCATCGGGATTCACGAGACGTTCGTGAAGATCGCCCCCTGGGTCGCCAGGGAGGTGAGCACCGGCCACTACTCCGCCGAGCGCGCCCGGACGTGGCTTAACGAGGCGTGGGAGCGGGCGTGGCGTGATCGCCAGGGGGAGGACGGTCGGCAACTCCCCAGCCGTGGGGAGCTCGAGGGGATCTGGCGGTGGGCGATCGCCCAAGCGGTGGAGGAGCACACTTCCGATGTCACGACCTCGCCGGTCGGCAGCGCCGAGGCGGTGTCTGAGGCTGAGGACGACGACCCCGACGCCCCCCTCTACCGGTCGAGGATCGACTGGCCGACGTTCTGGGCGACTGACCACACGTCCTCGGACTGGCTCGTGGAGCCGCTCCTGGCCGCCGGACGGCTCCACTCGATCACCTCCGCCCCGAAGGTCGGCAAGTCGCTACTGGCACTCCACATCGCCGCAGCGGCGGCCACGGGGCGGTCCGTGCTCGGTCTGCCCGCTCAGCGTCGATTGAGGGTGCTCTACATCGACCAGGAGATGGGCCCGGCGGACCTTCAGGAGCGACTCGTGGACATGGGTTACGGCCCTGACGATGACATGAGCGAGCTGCACTACTTTCAGCTCACACCGCTGCTTCCCATGAACACGAAGGATGGAGCGGGACAGCTCATCAGGATGGTGCAGCGGATCGCCCCCGACCTCGTGGTGATCGACACCCTGGCCCGGGTCGTCGGGGGGGACGAGAACGACGCTCTGACCTATCACGACCTCTACCGGCTGGCCTTCCAGCCCGTGCGTGCGCTCGGTGCTGCCGTGCTCCGCCTCGACCACGCAGGACACGAGAACACCCGAGCTCGGGGATCCTCGGCCAAGGCGTCGGACGTGGACGTGGCGTGGTTCCTCAGCGCGGCGGATGACGGGGGGCTCACGCTCAAGGCCACCCATCGTCGACTCGGGTGGGTCCCCGAACGGGTGGATATCGTCCGCTCGGACACGCCACTGGAGTTCTCCACGACGGCGGGTGTGACCTGGCCGGCGGGAACAAGGGAAGCGGCGGATCTGCTCGACCGGCTCGGTGTGCCGCTTGATGCGGGACGTCCGACGGCGCGCCGGATGCTCTCCGAGGCTGGGTCTGCTGTCGCCAACCGGGTGCTGACGGCTGCCATCAAGTGGCGTCGGGAGTGCTCTGGAGAGGCTGAGATTCGGTCACTCACTGTGGCGGCTACGGCCACGGAGGGTGGAAAAGCTGTCCGCGGACAGCGCGCGACGGAGAACGGACAGCACCTGTCCACGCCTGAGGCGGACAGCGCGTCAGTCCCCAGCAATACCAAGGCGGACAGCGATGCGGACAGTCGCGGACAGGTGGACGAGGGAAGTGGGGACACCCCCCTGTCCCTAACAAGGGACAGGGGTGGCCCATCCCTGACCGCTGACCCGACCGACGACGACACCGACGCCTACCTGTTCTGACCCCACGACCAACCACGGGAGACATGGATGACCCGACCCATCCGACCATCCGAGCTTGCAGCCGTCGCCACCCGAGCACACCAACGCCTCGGAGATCTCCTCACCGACCTCCCACGACTCGTTGCCGCCCTCAGGGACTACTCCGCCGGCATTGCCTCAGGCGGAGGCACACCCGCACCCGGACACATCACGGACCCCACCGGACACGCAGCCATCGCCACCGACGAATGGGCAGGCGCCCGCACCCGCCTCGAGCACGCCGTGCGTCAGATCGACCAGGCCGCCGCGGTGTGCGACAACATCCGACGCCACACGCTCGAACCCCCACCACCCCCGCTACCCGTCGACCGCGGGCTAGCCATCTGCGCCAACGTCCACGGATGCCCTGATGACCGGTGGGCCGAGGCAGGCCACGCCGGACGCTGCCACGCCTGCTACGAGTACCGACGCCGCACCGGGCGTGACCGGCGACCCGCCCGCCCGGGGGACAGCGACCGACGATCTGGGGAGAGGTCCACCCCTCGCGCGTCGGACGGTGGTATACACAACACCTAGCGTGCGAGGTTCGCGTCGGGGGGTGGAAGCCATGAGCAACCACAACCCCCGCAAGGGCTCCCGGTACCAACGCCTCCGCCGCCAGGTCATCGCCGAGGAAACCCGCTGCTGCATCTGCGGTGAACCCGTCGACAAGAACCTGCCGCCGAACCATCCTCGCTCCGCCACCGTCGAGCACCTCGACCCCATCGCACTCGGGGGAGACGTCTACGACCGCACCCGATGCCGACTCGCTCACCACGGGTGCAACTCGCGCAAGGGCAACGAGACCCGGGCCGCCCTCCACTCACCGCGAGTGACGGTGACGAGCCGGGCATGGTGACGGCTTCCGTTTTTAGCCGTCGTCGCCCCCCCCCGGAGACCCGCCTAGTCATCCAATTTTGCACACAGAGTGTGTGGGAAACTCACGGAGCGTGACCGATGAGCGTGGGTGAAGCGGTGAAGGCTGGGCGGGTGGCGGTGCTGACTGCCGTGCAGCGCCGGCTGGCGGAGATTCTGGACAACGAGACGACGCCGGCGGGTGAAGCGGCGTCGGTGGCCGGCAGGTTGGTGGCGGTGACCGCCGAGCTGGACCAGATCGCACCGGCGGAGGTGAGCGCAGTCGATGAGCTTGCCAACCGTCGAGTTGATCGGCGCACGCGACCCGCGAAGGCTCGTCAAGCCTCCTCGCGCTGACGGCACGCTCGGCCCCGATGCGGTCGAGTTGGCCCGGCTCGCCGGGCTGCTCCTGGACCCGTGGCAGGAGCTGACCCTCACTGAGGGGATGGCGACCAACGGCAACGCATGGGCCGCCTACGAGGTGGCGGTGACCGTCGCCCGTCAGAACGGCAAGGGATCGGCGCTCGAGGCCCGGGAGCTGTTCGGGCTGGTGGTGCTGGGTGAGCAGATCATCCACACGGCGCACGAGTTCAAGACGGCGAAGAACCACCAACGTCGGCTGATCGACCTTGTGGAGGGGTGCCCGGACATCCGTCGCCGGGTGCGCAACGTCATCGTCGGCAACGAGCCACGCATCGAGATGGTCGATGGTGCGTGCGTGTGGTTCATCGCCCGCTCGCGCTCGTCGGGTCGCGGTCTGACTGGCGACCTCCTGGTGCTGGATGAGGCGTACGACCTGCCGGCGGAGAACGTCGGCGCGATCATGCCGACGCTCGCGGCGTCGCCCAACCCTCAGGTGTGGTTGACCTCGACGGTACCGACCGAGCTCAACGCCGAGACCGCCCACCTGCTGCGGATGCGCCGCCGGTCGTTGTCGGACGCTCCGGGCAGGTTGGTGTGGATGGAGTGGACCTCTGCCCAGCAGGACCGGCCGGAGGATCCGCCGGTGCTGGTCGACGCCGATGACCGCGAAGCGTGGTGCTCGGCGAACCCCGGCATGGGGTTCCGGGTGCCGGTGGAGACGGTCGAGGCGCTGCGTGATGCGATGCCGGAAGCCCAGTTCCTTTCCGAGGTGCTGGGTGTGTGGCCGGCTGACGTGGACTCCGCTTCGCCGGTTGCCGAGTCGTTGTGGTCGGCGTGTGCTCATCCTGGTTCGGAGTTGGTCGGGAACCTCCACCTGGCGGTGGACGTGGCGCCCGATCGGTCGTTGTCGTCGGTGGCGGCGGCGGGCCATTCATCTGCGGCTGAGGTCGGCGTCGAGGTGGTCGATCATCGGCCGGGTACGTCGTGGGTCGTGGAGCGTGTCGCCGAGATCCGGGCGAGGCATCGTGCGGGAATGGTGGTGCTCGACCCGGCGGGGCCTGCGGGGTCGCTGGTCGTGGACCTCGAGGCGGCCGGCGTCGAGGTCCGACTCGTGACCTCCCGTGAGATGGCTGCGGCGTGCGGCATGTTCTTGGACCTCGTCGGCGATGGGCGGCTAGCTCATCTGGATGACGAGATCCTGAACGATGCGATTAGCGCGCTGACGACTCGCCCACTGGCTGGCGCGTTCGCTTGGGGCCGTCGTGACGGCGCGTGCATCACTCCGGCGGTGGCGGTGACGTTGGCGACGTGGGCGGCCCGTCATGGTGATGTCGCCGCCGCTCCGGCACCTGTGTACGCCTACTGACTTCGCGAGGTGCTGGATGCTGTCGACGCTGTTGGAAGGTCTCGGGCTGGTCGCGCTGGTGGCGGCTGCGGCGCTGGTGTCGCCGCCGCTGGCCGTGGCTGTGGCCGGCGTGGCGCTGCTGGTGGTGGGCGTGTTCATGGAGTCCCGCTGATGGGTCTGTTCCGGCGGCGTGCGGAGCCCGAAGAGCGGTCGGTCAACCTGTCCGCCTACGCCGGGCTCTGGTCAGATTCGCTGTCGTACTCGCCGGTCCCGGTGGGTGTTGAGCGGGCGCTCACCCACGCCGCTTCCTCCGCCTGCATCGACCAGCTTGCGACCTCGGTGTCGGCTCTCCCCGTGGACGTGGTGCGGTCGTCGGGCAACGTGCGCACGCCGGTGACGCCGACCCCCACGCTGGTCCGTGAGCCGTCGTCGATGGTGGAACAGGACGTGTGGTTCTACCAGCTCCAGGAGAGCCGTCTGACCGACGGTAACGCCTTCGGTGAGGTGCTCGGGGTGAGTCCGACGGGCTACCCGACGAGCATCGAGCTCGTGGCTCCCGCTGCGGTCATCAACCGGCGTATGGAGTCCGGAGTTCCGACGGTGACGCTGCACGGGGAGTCCCGACAGTTGTGGCCGCACGGCGACCTGTGGCACTGCCCGGGGCCGTTCGTGCGTGCCGGTTCACCCTTCGGTGAGTCCCCGGTGGAGCGTGCCCGCTCCACGATCGGTGCTGCCATCGCCGCCCGGGACTTCGGGGCTCGCTTCTTCGGCGACGGCGGCCACCCGGGCGCCATCCTGCGATCCGACGACCAGGAGATGACCCAGGAGCAGGCGACGGCGCTGAAGCGGGTGTTCATGGCTGCCACCCGGGGGAACCGGGAGCCGGCGGTGTTCGGCTCCGGGGTGACCTACGAGCCGATCATGGTCGACCCGAACGACTCGCAGTTCATCGACCTGATGCGCTTCACCATCGAGGAGGCATGCCGCTTCTGGCGGGTGCCGCCGTCGATGGTGTATGCGGCGGTGTCGGGCCAGTCGGTCACCTACGCGAACGTGACCCAGTCGGACCTCGCCTACCTGAAGCACTCGCTGGAGGGGCACCTCGTGCGCATCGAGCGAGCGCTCACCCGGCTGTTGCCCCGTCCGCAGGTGGTGCGGTTCAACCGGAACGCCTTCCTGCGCACCGACCCGGTGACGCGCTCTGAGGTGGTGGACCGGCGGCTGAAGAACCAGACGATGACCGTGAACGAGGCCCGGGCGCTCGAGGACGAGCCGCCGTTCGGTGGGGATGAGTTCGACGAGCCGGGCATTCCCGGCGATGACGCGCCCCCGCAGGAGGCCCCCGATGCCTGAAGCACCCAAGGCGCTGCTGACCCGCGCCGCCACCTTCGAGACCCGGGCGACTGACGACGGGTTCACCCTCGAGGGGTACGCGGCGGTGTTCGGGTCCACCACCCGTATCGACTCGTGGGAGGGCACCTTCGACGAGCGCATCGCCCGCAACGCGTTCACGAAGACGCTCAAGGAGCGCACCCCGGTCATGCAGTTCGACCACGGCCATGACATCGCAACCGGGTCCGTGCCGATAGCCGCCATCGACACGGTCCGTGAGGACAAGCACGGCTTGTTCGTGTCTGCCCGCATGTTCGACAACCCTCGGGTGGAGCCCATCCGCCAGGCCATCGCCGGCGGCGCTATCGATGGGATGTCGTTCCGGTTCCGGGTGACCCGCGAGGAGTGGGACGGGACCGGAGACGTGCCGTTGCGCACGATCCGTGAGCTGGAGCTGTTCGAGCTCGGCCCGGTCGTGTTCCCCGCCTACGCCGCCACCTCGGTCGGGGTGCGGTCGCTGCTCGCAGATCTCGACGAAGCCCAGCAGTCGCAATTGCTGGCAGACATCTTCGGCGCTGACGCCGCCCGCACGGGCACCTCGACGCCACCCAAGCAACCCGACGCCGCCCACGAGGGCACCTCGGGCACCACCGGCGGACGCGATCCCCGCGCCGCCCTCCACCTCGCAACCGCCATGCGGTTGGGACGAAAGGAGAAGCCGTGAAGGCTCTCGAACTGGTGCGCGAGAAGCGCGCCGAACTGGAACAGGCCCGAGACGCCGCCATCGAGGCGCTCGAGGCCGTGGCGACCGTCGCCCTCGACGAGGAGCGGTCCCTCACCCCCGACGACGACGCGGCCATCGCCGCCCGACAGGCCGAGGTGGCCGACATCGACGAGAAGCTCGCCGAGATCGACGCCCGCGAGGCCGAGCTGGTCGACATCGCCGAGCGCACCGCCGAGCGTGCGAAGCGTCCGGCGCTCCAGGTGATCGCCAAGCCCGACAGCACCGACGTGCTGGAGGACCGGTCGGCCACCCCACAGCAGCTCGCCGACGCGCTCACCCGCTCCCTGGAGCACAAGGTGGAGCGCCCGGAGGACATGGACCACGTCCGCAAGCTGGTCATGCGCCACCGTGCCGACCGGGACTGGGCCCGTGCCCTGATCGCCCGGGCGACCGACGCCTACGAGTCCGGCTGGGCGAAGATGGTGACCGGCAACGAGTGGCGCCTCACCTCCGAGGAGCGCACCGCGCTCTCCACGGTGACCGACGCCAACGGCAACTACCTCGTGCCGACCCACCTCGACCCGACGGTCATCCTGACCAACTCGGGCACGTCCAACGCTGTGCGCGGCATCTCCCGGGTGGTCACCCTGACCCGTCCCGGCGACACCTCCTGGCAGGGGATCACCTCCGCCGGTGTCACCGCGTCGTTCGACGCTCAGCTCACCGAGGTGTCCGACGACTCCCCGACGTTCGCCCAGCCCACGATCCCCACGCACAAGGCGCAGGCGTTCGTGCAGGCGTCCATCGAGGCGACCGAGGACATCGCCGGCCTGGCCGGCGAGCTGTTGATGATGTTCGCTGATGCCCGCGACCGTCTCGAGGGTGCGGCGCACTGCACCGGCACCGGCACCAACGAGCCAACCGGCGTGTTCACCGCGCTGGACGCGAACACCAACGTCGAGCTGACGTCGACCACCGCCGCCACCATCGGCAAGGTCGACCTCGACGCGGTCTACTCGGGTGTGCCTGTGCGGTTCCGTGGCAAGTCGGCGTGGCTCACCCACCCGACGTGGTCCCTCGTGGTGCAGAATCTCGGCACCGCCGTGTCGGCGAACTACTCCACCGACCTGACCCAGGCACCCGCTCAGCGGTGGCTCGGTCGTCCGGTGGTCGAGTCCGACGACGCGCCGACCACGGCGACCACCACGGTTCGCGACAACCGGATCGTGCTCGGCGACTTCTCCAACTACGTCGTCGTCGACAAGCCCGGCAGCTTCGCCGTGGAGTACATCCCCCAGATGTTCAACACGGCGAACAACCTGCCCGACGGCCGGCGCGGTTGGTACGCCTACTGGCGCACCGGTGCCGACTCGGTCAACGACGTGGCGTTCCGCCTGTTGCAGGACAAGACCTCGGCCTGACCTGCCGTTGTCAACCTTCGGGGGTGGGTCGCTTCGGTGGCCCACCCCCACCACCATCCGAGCGGGGAGGCCGCATGGGTATCACGGAGAAGGTCGTCATCGACGGCCGCGTGTGGACGGTCGTGCACACGTCGAAAGACGACACGGACCGTCCGGTGGAGCAGGCGACCGCCGCTCCTGGTGAACTACGGGAGACGCGCAAGCGGCGCCGCCCGTGGTTCTCCTACTGGCGCTCCATCCGATGATTCGGGGCGCCGTCACGGTCGGGTTCCTCCACCCGGGGGAGTGGTCGGCGGTGTTCGGCAACTCGCTCATGGAGCTGATGCTCCACGACGTGACCGCCGAACAGCGCATGTTCCGCCACCACCACGGGTGGATGGGCAAGGAGACCGGCGCCAGCCACATCCACGCCGGGCGCAACCGGATCGCCGCTGCGGTGCTCGACGAGTCAGAAGCTGAGTGGCTCTGGTTCGTGGACGCCGACATGGGCTTCGCGGGGGACACCGTCGACCGGCTCGTCGCCTCTGCGGACCCCGTCGAACGTCCGGTGATGGGTGGCCTGGCGTTCGCCCAGAAGTCCGACGGCGCCGGAGAGTTCGGCGCCCGCCGCTACCGCATGTGCCCCACCCTCTACAAGATGGGCGAGACCGACACTGAGGTCGGGTTCGCCCCCATCTTCGACTACCCGAGAGGTGAGGTCGTCGAGGTCGCCGCCACCGGCTGCGCCTGCCTCCTCATCCACCGCAGTGCACTGGAGAAGGTGCGCGCCGAGTACGGCGACCGCTGGTTCGACGGCATCGAGGTGCCGAAGGGGCCGAGCGGGCGGACCGTGTTCGGCGAGGACATCTCCTTCTGTCTCCGACTCGCCGCCTGTGGCATCCCACTTCACGTCGACACCTCCGTCAGGACGACCCACGACAAGGGCGGGGTGTTCTTCGACGAGGAGTCCTACGACCTCCAGCAGGCGTTCCGGGCACATGTTGGGTCCTGACGCCGCCCGCTACCTCATCGCCGGCACCGGCAAGCCGGTGGCTCGCCCGTTCAACCTCCGATGGTTCCTCCCCGCGGTGTGTCGGGACAGCATTCACCGGTGGCGTGCCGTGTGGCTCGTCTCCTGGCCGCTCGCCGCTGCGGGGTGTGCCTGGTGGGCGCACGGGACAGCCGGGGGGTGGCAGGTGCCCCTCGCCGCTGCGGCGCTCCTGGTGGCACTCCCGGGCGTGTGGGGGCCACGTGTCGCCCGCCCTGTCGGGGTCGACCTGCCAGCACTCGCTGTCGGACTCATCGCAGCCGCCCTCTGGACCCACGGCCACGAGGTGCCCGCCGTCGCTGTCACGGTGCTCGCCGCCACCATGAAAGAGACCTCGCCCGTGTGGGTGGCGTTGTGGTGCTGGTCTCCGTGGCCGCTGCTCGCCCTCGCCGCCCCTGCCCTCGCCGCCGTCGTCCGTCGCCCGCAGATGGACGAGGTGACCGCCCACCCGAACCTACGCCGGGTGCATGACCATCCGGTGCGTTCCGCCATCGAGCACCGTCACGGCCGGTGGCGTGACGCCTGGCTGATGGTCGCCCCGTGGGGCGCCACACTTGCCGCCCTCGTCGCACCTGACCGCCAGACCATCGCCACGCTCGCCGTCGCTCACGGGCAGCTCCTCGTCGCCACCGACACGGTGCGGCTCCTCGCAACGACCGCCGGCCCGGTGGTGGCGCTCGCCGCCGCTGAGACCTACCCGGCGGCATGGCTGCCGTTGGTCGTCGTCGCCCACGTCGCGTGGTGGCGTCAACCGGAGCTCATCTGATTGGGGGTGTTCCCATGCGCGCTGTTGTCGGGTCGACCGTCACCGTGATGTCGGAGCCGTTCGACGGCACGCCGGTGACCCCGGCGGCCGTCGTCACCCGCGCTGATGGCACCACCGCTACGGCGCCATCCGCTGCCGTCGTCGGCACCCATGTGGCCGTCACGCTCACGGCGGCCAACCACCTCGACCAGCTCGACCA